GCCTGCTCCTGGTTGAGCCGACCAACGCGACGTGCGGCGGCCGGCGGATGTTTCCGCTAGCGCGCCGCGTGCCTGAATCCTCAAGCCGCTCGCACTGACCCCAGCGACTTCCGTCACTGAGCAATGTCTATACCTGTAGATTACAGAGGCTGTTACTTGCCGTGCAAGTCAGTCCGCAGAATTGTTGCCTTCAACTCAGCGGCCTTGCCCGACCAATCGATCTGTCGAGTCGCCGGAGCGTCGATCTTCTGCTGCGGAATGATCCACAACTTGCACACTGCGTTTGGGTCAATCTCGCCCGCGACGAGATCGCATCCGCCGCCTTCCTCGTGGAGGAAGATGCAGTTTCCGCATTTGATTCCGCGGGCCACGAAGGCATTCTCTGGCATATAGTGAGCCTCGGACTGGCTCCACTGGCCGTACTCTTCGGCAACGGCCTCGTATGACTCTGCGACCGCCATGTCCCGTGGCGTCACGGTCTGATAATCCTCGTCCATGTCGCGGTCCTGCATCTGCGCGACCTTCGTCTCGCTCCATCGCCAGGCGGCGTCGCCGCCCCAGAGCATCCACGCGGTGTACCCCGGAGTTTCCTGCCCCTTGTCGCTCCAGCCTGGACGCTTATCGACCTTGTGGCGACGAAACCAGGCCCGCATTTCACGAACATGGTCGTCAGTCAGTGGCTCTCTGTCTGCAATTCGCCGAGCGCGGGCGACCGTCTCGGGCTTGAGGCCGTCGCCGGATCTGCCGGCCTCGTGCAGCTCGAGGCCGCGTTTTGCGGCAGCCGCCATCCCCGCCGTCGGTGTCAGGTCTGGGTCTTGAGTGTTCTTTCCTTCCCTGCGAGCCACCCAGCGGCTGCCAGAGTCGCCGCCGGCAAGCTGCCACTCGATCCACGCGGCAGTCCCGGCCCAATCCTCGGACTTTGACGCCAGCGACCGCTCGTGAACCTCGGCCAAATAGGCCACCTCCTCGACAGAGACGATTTCCCTGGCCGCCAGGCGTTCTGCGATGCAGGCCAGTCGCGGATCTGCATCGACAGCCTTCTCAAGGCCGCGCTTGGCAGCGTTTGCCATGCCTTTTGTGGGCCGGAATTCTTCTCCCATCGCCATTTCGATCGCCCTGCGGCTGACGACGACGCTGGCTGAGTTGTAGGCCGGCCGAACGACGGGGCCGACGTCCTCGAGCACAGAAACAGCGCGGACCTCTCGCCTGCGGAGCCCGCTCTGCGGGTCCGTTGACCACGAGTCTCCGTCTGTTTTTCGGATGGCGAACGCGAAACTGGACCCGACAACTGTCCTGTCCTTGACCCATTCGATCACGTCTCGTCCGATGCTGGTCTTTTCGTTCGGCGTGATTTCGTACCGCAGGCCGTAGTCGTCCTTGTAGAGCCTCATTGACCCGTTTCCGGTGCGGCCCAGGAGCAGATTTCGCTCGTGGTTGAACACGCCGATGACGTCGGGAGCCTCGGCCAGCACGTCGTCGAAGGCGTTCGGGTGGATCGATTCCACAAACCCGCCCAGATTCCTGCTGTCGGAGTTAAACACGGCAGCGTAGCCCATGATCACGGGCTTCTTTTCGCCGTCGATCTCTCGGTACTCGACGCTCGCGTCGGCCACCGTCACCCGTCGTTCGATTTCGTGCTCACTCATGATCTTTTGCCTCAAAGTGACTGTCGAACCAGCGTTCTTTTGCTGTTTCGTACTCTTTCCCGCTGCGGTGGCAGTCGAGGAGCAAGTCTCGCGACCTGTTCACCCACGAAGCCACGAATTCGTCAGTGTCTCTACCAGTAGCCTGTGCTGCGTCGAGCAGCTCAGTTCGCATTCGAGCCTCGACGTGCTCGAGCCATGCTGTGATTTTTTCTGGCTTGTTGCGCCGCTCGATGATCCCGTCGATTTCGACCGCCGCGAGCCGCCTGAGAGCTGTCCGGAATGCGACTTCCTCGCTTCGGCGGTTGTTTTCGGCGTCCTGTCCCGCCGGCCCTGGGGGCATTTGCGGCGGCTCCGTCGTTGACCCCGTCGGAGAGCCGGGCGTGAAAGCGTCGAGAAGTTGCATATTGACCTGGACGAACCGCTTCTTTCCTGCACCATCTGGCAGCGGGTTGTAGCCAATTTGGCTCCTCAATTCGTCGATATCGAGCGCACCCATGTTCCACATCTCTCGCAGGAACTGCGATCTGGCCGCGTAGTCGCCGGCCATGAGCGCGTTCGTGTCGAACTGTGCGAAATACTGCTTGTCGTCCACGACGAGGTCGCGGCGGCAGGCCATTTCCCACCTTCGGCACCAGGGAATCAGCGAGAACGTCACGAAATCAATGGCCGACTGCTCGACGGTGTTGAACCTCACGTTCGACAGGTCGCCGATGAGGTGAGGTGGCACACGGTAGCACCTGGCGATCTCCTCGAGTTCATACCTTCGAGTCTCAATGAGCTGGGCCGTGTCGTTTCGCACGGGATCGTCAACTTTCTTGAACCCGAAAGGCATGACGACCGTCTTGAATGCGTTTTTCGGGCCGCGATGGGCCTCGTCCCACTGCGACTTGAATCGCTGGAGTGCCTCTGGCTTGTGTGCCTGGTCGGTCTGAATGTATGTGCCGCCGTGGGCTCCGTTGCCGAAAAACGCCGAAGAGTGCAACTCGGTGGCCCTGGCAAGGGCGATGGCGTCCTTGGAGAGCGCCGTCGGCACGAATCCCTTCACTCCGTCGCTCGAGAGCCAGCGAAGATGAAATATCTCGTCCTGCCGGTACTCTTCCGGGGCAGGGGCGGGGTCCGTCAGTGTGGCCGCCGAGCGGTAGTAGTATCTCAGCTTGCCGTTGGCGAGACGCTTGACGTCCATCCTGCTGGGGTGCAGCGGGATGAGTTCACTGACGGCGCCGTGCGTCGAATTTCCCTTGATATATGCGTAGGCGTTGCCCCAAAGCAGCAACCACGACTGCATCAGCTCGCGAAACTCGAACGACGTCATCCATGAGTTGGGCTGGAAATTCAGCACCTCGTGCAAATGCTGCTCGTCGGCGACCGCTTTTCCCCCGTCTGGAAGTCGCCGATAGAGCGAAAACGGCAGGCTGGCGATTGATTCCGAGAGGACGCGAACGCAACTGAGCACGGCACTGCATTCGAGGGCCGTCTCAGGGCTGACATCGACGCCCGCGGTCGTCCTGCGGCCAGCGATGATCTCCTCGAACACTCGGGAGAGTCCCTGGCTCCTCAGTTCCAGCAAGTCGTCCACTTTAGAACACCATGAGTTCGGGGTCGGCTTCCGGCCCGCGAGTCTCGCTGGACGCGAGCCCCAAGGCCATCACCAGTGCGACTGCCGAGTCGATTCTGGCTGTCGAATGTGAGTGCTGTTTTGTCGGCTTGATGTTTCCGGCGTCGTCTGTGCGGACTTGCATATTCGACATCTGATAAACGAGAGCCGGGTTGCCGCCGTGCCTTAGTTTCTGGCTCAAAGTGAGCGTCTGCGCGAGCTTCAGAGGGCTGCTCATCGACGCATACCCCTGGCCGAAGGGCTTTACATCGATCCCCTCGTTGATGAGCTGGGTGTTAATGTGGGTGGCATTCCAGCGATCGATGGCTACAGACCGAACCGCATTCTTCTCGCAAAAGGAGAGAATGTAGTCCCGAACGACGTCGTAATCGACAATATCGCCTTCTGTTAGTGTAACGAATCCGTCCTTCGCCCATTGTCTGTACGGTGCCTCGTTGCGGTCGGCGTTCGCCTCTGGCAGAAACAGATGCGCGAAGACGTCATATGTTCCATCGGGCTCGCCGTGTTCGTCCACGCCGGGCCAGACAGCAACGAATGCCGTCGTGTCCTGGGTGCTCGAGAGATCGACCGCACAAAAGCAGGGGCGATTATCGGCAGGCCGCAGCGGCTCTCCGCAGCTCTCGAATTGGCCTGTCCTGAAAAAGCGATTGGCTCCGTTGCTGACCCACTGATTGAGGTACAGCGTCCTGAATTTGATCTCCTGAGAGACACTCTCCCTCGCGAGAGCAGCTTCTCGCTCCATGAACTCTTTCCGCACCGTGACCCCGTAGTTCGGTGAGGCGGCCTTCCAGGTAGCCTCATCAAACGGGTCTGCGTCGTCCGCGGCTGCGTAGATGCACGGCAGAAACGTCGGATCGTCGAGGATGCCGGCCTCGACCTTCAGCGCCCGCTGCCACTCTTCGTAACACGGCCCAACGCGGTCCATGCCAGCCGTCGTGACGTAAATCACCAGCGGCTCGGCCCTGGCACCCATGCCGCTCTCTAGGACGTCGATCAGATCGCGGCTCGTCTGGACGTGAAATTCGTCTACGATGCAGACCGACGGATTGAAGCCGTGTTTCCCTTTGTGCTCGCTAGACAGGAACTGAATCGTGCTCTTCTTGTGCGGTATCACGATGGAGTTTTTGTAGATCTTGCACCTCTTCAGCAGGCCGGGGCAGGACTCGATGAACCGCGAGCACGCCGTGAACAGGAGGCTGGCCTGCTTGCGGTCGCCGGCGGCGATGAGAATCTGGCCGCCCTCGTCGCCAAAGAACCCCTCG